ATTATAGTAGATGGTGTTGCAAAAGAAGCTGGAGATGAAGGTTTTCCATGGGAAAATGACGCGAATAACGGTAACGAAAAAGGAACAATATAATGATAGGAAATTTATTATCAAAAGGAACAGCAGAGCTAGTTAAAAACGTAGGTGGAGTTATAGATAACTTACATACATCTGCAGAAGAAAAACTAGATGCTGAAAGAAAAATTAAAGACATGATTATGGGTTACGAAGCTGAGATGCAAAAGCAAGTAACAGAAAGATGGAAGTTAGACATGAATAGCGATTCATGGTTAAGTAAAAACATAAGACCATTAGTTTTAGTATTTTTAGTGGTAGCGACAGTATTATTAATATTTATTGACGCTGGCGTTATTACGTTTCAAGTACAAGATAAATGGACAGACTTATTACAACTAGTATTAATAACTGTGATCGGTGCTTATTTTGGCGGTAGATCACTAGAAAAAGTAAAAAAATAAATTATGATAAATAAATATTTTACAGTAGAAGTAAAGCCAACTATTACTGGCGCTCAACAAAACGGTAACTCTGCTGTATTTAGTGATAACGACGTTCTTTTTGACTGGACTTCATTTGAAGTTCCAAAAGGAGCTAGTAAATTAACAGCCGCTACATTAGTTATGAGGGGTAAAGATGGCGCAAAGCAAGTAGAAATTGATATTGATTTATTATTTGCAAAAACAGTAAATGGAACCGCTCCGGTTACATTAGGAGATCCTAATTTAACAGCTTCTGGCTTACCAGTTTTAACTAACCACCTTATTGGTATGATACATATTGATTCTTCTGGAGATTATGGTGTTCAAGGTTTAGATCATTTTAGTATTGCATCAACAGGGTCTGGAGCTGCGGCTAGCTTAATACCAAACATGGTTTTACAAGGAGAACCTGACAGTGGTGGTAATGTTGGTTTTGACACTTTGTACATTGCTGGGTTATGTGGCGCGGCTAATCTATCTTTTGGTACAACAGTTTTAGTAAGAGGTGCTATAACAGCTGATAATACAACTACAATACCAACAGATAAAGGTAGTGATGATGATCCAGATGCAGATTTAATATTTGCTGTTGGTGATGTATTACAAACAGCTACAAGTGACAATGTAGGTACTATATCTAGTATATCTGCTTTTGACACTGATCATCAAGATATAATACTTACAGCAAATAATGTTGACGCAATAGGTGACAATGAAGAACTTTTTAATATTAATCCTATAAGAATAATATTATCATTTGAAAAATAAATAACAATAATAATTAAATTAAATAAAATGGCAAAAAACACAAGTAAAAAAATTAAAGAATTAAAAGGCGTTAAACCTGAAAAAATTAACGAAGAAGAATTAAATAAAGTACAATCAGTTATTAATAATATAAATAGAGCTCAATTAGAAATAGGTAGTTTTGAAACTAAAAAGCATAACATGCTACATCATGTTGGTTCTTTGCAAGAGCAGTTATCTAAAATGCAAGTAGAGTTTAAAAAGAACTATGGTACTGATGATATTAATATTCAAGATGGTACTATAAACTACGAGAAAGATGAGCAAACTAATTAGAAAAATAACAGTAGGTAAAGACTATAAAGAAAACGCTATGCACTATGCTGTTGGACAAGAAGTTTATGGTGGTCATACTATCTGTGATATAATAGAAGAAAAAGACAAATACTCTATTTATATTAGAAAAAACAAAGATGTATTACCTTGGAAAGACTTTAATAAAAACATGGCTGTATCTGTAGAGTATAACTTAGAGTACTAATGAAAAGCGTTTACAACTATGTTGTAAAACCAAAGGGTAATAGATATAACAATAGTAAAAAAGTTGGTGATAAAAATTTAATACTTAATACTGAAATATTTAATCATCAATATACTAATCGTCAAGCAACAGTTATATCTACGCCTTTGATTAGTTACAGCAATATAAAATCTGGTGATACTGTTATAGTACATCATAATGTTTTTCGTAGATGGCACAACATGCAAGGTATAGAAAAAAATAGTAAAAATTATTTTAATGAAAATACTTATATAATATCAAGTGATCAAATATTTGCGTATTACAACAAAGAGTGGAAACCAATGCCTGGTTATTGCTTTGTAAAACCAATACAAAGTTTTGATAAATTTAACATTGATCAAGAACAACCATTAATAGGCGTAATAGAATACGCTGATAAAGGTTTTAACAAAGGTGACTTAGTTGGTTTTAAACCTAACAGCGAATATGAGTTCGTAATAAACGGACAGAAATTATATAGAGTGTATACTAAATTTATTACAATTAAATATGAATATCAAGGACACGAAAAAACTTATAATCCAAGCTGGGCACAGAGCAGTTGAAGAACTTATTAATGTAGCTAGAGAAAAGATTATTACTAATACAGAAGATGATGTTTCTGCTGATAGATTAAAAAATGCCGCAGCTACTAAAAAACTAGCTATATTTGACGCGTTTGAAATACTTAACAGAATCCAAGAAGAAGAAAACTTGCTTGAGGGCAAAGCACCTGAAGAGAGAAAGGAAAAAGTCTTTAAAGGATTCGCAGAAGGTAGATCTAAGTAATGTACGAGCAAAGTTTAGTTAAGGTTATAGAGCCTGTAAAAAAAACTACAATTAGTAGACTTAATAAATCTAAAAAATGGAAATATGGATATAATAAAGAACATGATATCGTCGTTATCTCAAAAACTGGGCGAATTGGTGAAATACTTGAAATACAAAATTTGCGTATTGCGTTGCCAAAACGACCAGTGCAACTGCAAGCACACAAACTAAACAAGTGGGTAAAACAAGAACAACCAAAAGAGTTAAGCAAACTTAAAAATATATTTGACTGGAGATCTTATCCAGAAGAACAAAAAGATAAATGGTTTGATTATATAGACGAAGAGTTTAAGCGTAGAGATGAAGGCTTTTGGTTTATGAATAACAATAAACCAACGTACATAACAGGTGCACATTATATGTATCTACAATGGAGTAAAATAGATGTAGGCGCACCAGACTTTAGAGAAGCTAATAGATTATTTTATATATTCTGGGAAGCTTGTAAAGCAGATAAAAGATGCTATGGCATGTGTTATCTTAAAAATCGTCGTAGTGGATTTTCTTTCATGTCTTCAGCTGAAACAGTTAATTTAGCTACATTAGCGAGTGATAGTAGATTTGGGATCTTATCTAAAACAGGTGCTGATGCTAAAAAAATGTTTACAGATAAAGTAGTACCTATTAGTATTAACTATCCGTTTTTCTTTAAACCAATACAAGACGGTATGGACAGGCCAAAATCAGAGCTTGCGTATAGAGTACCAGCTAGTAAGTTTACAAGAAAAAAGATAACAGCTAATGAACAAGTTGAAGAGCTTGAAGGTTTAGATACAACTATTGACTGGAAAAATACTGGTGATAACAGTTATGATGGTGAAAAGCTAAACTTGTTAGTACACGATGAAAGTGGCAAGTGGGAAAGACCCGATAATATATTAAACAACTGGCGAGTAACTAAAACATGTTTACGATTAGGTAGTAGGGTTGTAGGTAAATGTATGATGGGCTCGACTTCAAACGCATTAGATAAAGGTGGAGACAATTTTAAAAAATTATATAACGCATCCGATGTCACTAAGAGAAATAGAAATGGCCAGACAAAGTCTGGTTTATACTCTTTGTTTGTCCCAATGGAATGGAACTACGAAGGATTTATTGATGAGTACGGAGTTCCAGTATTTAATACACCTAACACAGATGTCTTTGCCCCAGACGGTGAACTAATAGATATAGGTGTAATTGATAATTGGCAAAACGAAGCTGATGGTTTAAAAGATGATCAAGATGCTTTAAATGAGTTTTACCGTCAGTTTCCACGCACAGAAGAACATGCTTTTAGAGATGAAACAAAAAATAGTATATTTAACTTAGTAAAAATATACGAACAAATAGATTACAACGAAGGTATAAACGCTATAACAAATGTTAATACTGGTAATTTTCAATGGGTTAATGGTATTAAAGATACTCAAGTAATATTTTATCCAGATCCAAAAGGAAGGTTTAATGTTAGTTGGTTTCCGCCTAGTAATCTACAAAACAGAATAGTATTAAAAAATGGTATTAAGTTTCCTGGTAACGAGCATGTAGGTGCTTTTGGTTGTGATAGTTACGATATATCAGGAACTGTAGATGGTAAAGGTTCTAATGGCGCTTTGCACGGTTTGACTAAATTTAGCATGGAAGACGCGCCACCTAACCACTTTTTTTTAGAGTATATATCTAGACCTCAAACAGCTGAAATATTTTTTGAAGATGTGTTAATGGCTTTAGTTTTTTACGGTATGCCATTGCTTGCAGAAAATAATAAACCTAGATTATTATATCATTTAAGACGTAGAGGTTACAGAGGTTTTAGTATGAACAGACCTGATAAACTTTGGAATAAATTATCAACTACTGAAAAAGAAATAGGAGGTATACCAAATACTAGTGAAGATATAAAACAAGCTCATGCAGCTGCTATTGAAATGTATATACAGCAATACGTAGGTCATATAAAAGATGGAGTGTATGGTAATATATATTTTAATAAAACATTAAATGATTGGGCTAGGTTTGATATAACAAAAAGAACAAAGTTTGATGCTTCTATAAGTTCTGGTCTCGCTGTCATGGCTTGCAATAGAAACTTGTATAGACCAAACGCTAAAATAGAAAAACCAAAATTGAATATAAATATTGCTAAATATCATAACAGAGGCAATACTTCAAAAATAATAAAATAACATATGGCAGAATATACTAATAATTATTTTCCTAGTCAAGTTGTAAGTGATGCTGAAAAGTTGAGTTATGACTATGGTTTAAAAGTTGCTAAAGCTATAGAGCATGAGTGGTTTAATAAAGATCAAGGTATAAACAGATATCATAAACACTATAACGATTTTCATAAATTAAGATTATATGCTGAAGGTAATCAATCAATACAAAAATATAAAGATGAGTTGTCTATTAATGGTGATTTATCTTATCTAAACTTAGACTGGACACCAGTACCTATTATACCTAAGTTTGTTGATATAGTTGTTAATGGTATGGCTGACAGATCTTATGATATAAAAGCTTATTCGCAAGATCCATATGGTATTGCAAAAAGAACTGAATACATGCAGTCTATAGTTGACGACATGAATACAAAAGAAATAAACGACTTTGTTCAACAAAAATTTAATATTAACCTTTATCAAAACGATCCAGATACATTACCTGAGACAAAAGAAGAGTTAGAGCTTCACATGCAATTAAGCTACAAGCAAGCCGTAGAAATAGCAGAAGAACAAGCTATAAATGTTTTGTTAGATGGTAATAAATATGATTTAGTAAAAAATAGATTTTATAGAGATTTAACTGTTTTAGGTATAGGCGCTGTTAAAACAAACTTTACAACTTCAGAAGGTGCGATTGTAGAATACGTTGATCCTGCTGATTTAGTTTATTCTTATACAGAATCACCTTACTTTGATGATATATACTATGTTGGTGAAGTAAAAACTATACCTGTAAACGAATTAGCAAAACAATTTCCATTTTTAGAACAAAGTGATTTAGAAGAGATAATGCAATCACGATCACTTTATACTAACAATTCATATAAAAATGCTAGTAGTTATGATGAGTTTGATAGTAATAAAGTTCAAGTTTTATACTTTAATTATAAAACCTATATGAACGAAGTTTACAAAATAAAAGAAACTGCTACAGGTGCTGAAAAAGCAATAGAAAAAGATGATTCGTTTAACCCGCCTTCTGAGTCTGAAGGTAATTTTTCAAGATTAGATAGAGTAATA